TTAACATTGCAGCAGAATTTACTGGCAAGCCAGCATTCAAGAAGGCTGAGACAAGTGTAGATCGCTTAGAAAAGCGGACTAAAAACTTAGGTAAGACTGTCGCTGCTACATTCGGTACAGCTGCAATTGTGGCTTTTGGTCGCGCATCCGTTAAGGCTTTTGCAGAAGATGACAAGGCTGCAACTTCACTGGGTCAGACTTTAAAGAATCTCAATCTTGCTTACGGATCAAACATTGGCACAGTCAATGGCTTTATTTCTCGCCTTGAAATGCAGACAGGTGTGCTCGATGATGAACTTCGTCCAGCAATGGATCGCTTGCTTCGTGCAACTGGCGATGTAACTAAGTCACAGGAATTGCTCGGTCTTGCACTTGACATTGCAGCAGGAACTGGCAAGTCAGTCACCCAAGTTTCTCAGAGCTTGCAGAAGGCATATTTGGGGCAGACCCAGGCACTAGGTCGTTTGGGCGTAGGACTTACTAGAGTAGAGCTTTCATCTTCTTCATTTGAGGAAATCCAAGAACGCTTAACCACATTATTCGCAGGACAAGCAACTGCTGCAGCAGAGACTTTTGCTGGTCAATTAGACAAGATGACAATTGCTGCAAACAATGCCAAAGAAACAATTGGTAAAGGTCTTTACGATGCAATTACTGCCCTTGGTGGCGGTGGCACAACAGCAGCAACAGATAACATCGACAAACTTGCTAAAGGTATAGCAGACACTTTGAAAAACACAGGCGAGTTTATTGCAAGACTTGAAAAACTAAAGCCTGTTTTAATTGCAGTTGGTGTAGTTGCAGCTGCTGCCTTCTTGCCGCTTACAACTGCAATCACAGCAGCAATCTTGTTGATGGCAAGTCTTAACAAAGAAATTAATAAGATGTCTTTCGAAAAGGGAGTAATCCCCGGGGGCTTGGGCAACATCTCAATGACCGTATCTGGTCAAGTGGATAACAGAAATCTTAAAAATCAAAAAGCCATTACAAAGCTCACAAAAGAACAAGCTGCTAACCAAGCCAAAATTCTTAAGGATAAGAGACTTCAGAACGCAATCGATAAGGCTAACCTTGCCCTTAATAAAGGTGGCGAAGTCTTCGACATGGACAAGATTCAGATTGCAGCAGCCCTTACATCTCAAGCTGAGCAATTAGGTAAGGCAACTAATCAGTCTCAAATTCTTCAGATTGCTAATGACACAGCTCGCCTTAATGTAAAGCGTTCGATGCTTGCATTAGAAGATGCGATTGCTGCTAAAGATGAAGCAGCCATTATCGCTGCAACAGCTAAACTTAATGCAGATCTTAAGGTACTGGGTGCTCTTACTGGTCAGAAGGTAACACTTTCAAGCATTGAATCTATTCTTGCAAGCCTTAAGCCAAAAGATTTAATCAACCAAGATAATCTCGATGAAGCATTACGCAAGATCAGAGAAATGCTTGGATTGTTAGCACAAACTAATGCACAGGCTAAGGCTAAAGTACCTACAAGCGCATCATTAGGTTCTGGAATTCCTAAGGGCGATTACATTGCTCCTATCTCCACAGCAGGTGGATCTATCGGGGCTATCCTCGAGTATGCAGAAGCAGCAGCAGCGCGCGCTAATGCTTTTGCAGACTTGCTAGACATGGAAAACGCATCGGCTGCAAGTCAGATGGCTTCTACCATTGATCTAGAAAGTATAGCTCGGTCGTCTTTATTGCAGGGGCTTTCAGGCGGTGCAGGTGTATCAGGTGCAGTAAGTGGCTCACGCTATGCAGCACAGGCTGCCAATGCTTATAACATTACAATTCAGGCTGGAATTGGTGATCCAGAAGCTATTGCTAGAGCAGTGGAAGATGTAGTCCGTCAGTCTTATCAGCGTGGTACGAGTGCAACAGGATTACTAGCGGTATGACATGGCTTCCAGAGTGGCGCATCACTGTAGGCACTAATGTTTATACCAATGTCACAGGCGTTAATGTCACTACAGGGCGCATTGATATCGATCGCCAATGTCAAGCGGGTTATGCTCGCATGGACATTATCAACTCAACCAATGCCCTGTTCGACATCGATGTTACAGACTCTCTGACTTTAGAGCTCAAAGATAGCGGTGGCACTTATGTGCCTGTATTCGGTGGCACAGTTTCAGATTTTACAACATCAGTCAGAAGCCCAGAAGAAGTAGGCTTTATCACTATTGGCACAATCCTTGCAGTGGGTGCTCTGGCTAAACTGCCTAAAGCTATCTACACAGATTCTGTTGCACACAATCTAGATGGCGAACAGATTGCAATCATTCTTGAAGATCTATTAGTCGGTGAGTGGCAAGAGGTAGCACCTGCCCTTCAATGGGTTAATTACGATCCGACTACTACATGGGCTAATGCTGAAAATGAAGGCTTAGGCGAGATCGATGCTGGTCTCTATCAGATGGACAATCTTTCAGCTGCTGATCGCAACACTCAAACTCTAGTCCAGCAGATAGCAGACAGCGCACTCGGAACGCTATACGAGGACAAGCAGGGGCGAATAGCCTATGCGGATGCTGATCATAGAAGTAACTATTTAGCAGCTAATGGCTCAACCCAATTAGACGGCAACTACGCTTCCCCTGCCAGTGTTAAGTCAATCCTCCAGATAGGCAAGATTCGTAACAGTGAGATCGTGCGTTATGGCAATGATTACGGCAGCACATACTCAGCCACAGACGATGCTTCTATCACTACCTATGGTCGCTACCAAAGGACATTCGATTCCAACATTCGCTTTCTGGCTGACATTGAGGACATCATCGAGCGCGATCTAGCCCTGCGCTCAACGCCTAGAACACAGCTCGACCAGATTACTTTCAGACTTGACAATCCTCTTATGCCTAATGCACTTAGAGATGACCTTATAAACCTTTTCTTTGGTGAGCCAGTAGTTATCACTAACCTACCCTTCAACATGTTCGAGGGGTACTTCTCAGGCTTTGTAGAGGGCATCTCTATGAGAGCCACTGCATCTTTTGTCGATGCGACTATCTATGTCTCACCCACAGACTTCTCACTCATAGCCCCGACATGGGCAACAGTACTTCCAACTAACACCATCTGGAGTGGCGTAAATGGTACACTACAGTGGTCTAAAGCGATCGGAGCTCTAACCTAATGGCAACAACAACCCCTAATTTTAATTGGCCTGTACCAACCAGTACGGATCTAGTCAAGGATGGCGCAACCGCCATTGAGGGTCTAGGCGATGCAATCGATGCTTCATTGCTAGACCTAAAGGGTGGCACGACTAATCAAGTACTTGCTAAGAACAGCAACACAGACATGGACTTTAAATGGGTTGCAGATGCTTCGGGTATTCCTGCAACCATTCTTGATGCGAAAGGTGATTTAATTGCTGCAACAGCGGCAGACACAGCATCACGACTTGCGGTTGGAGCTAATGGAACAGTTTTAACAGCCGATAGCGCGGAAGCAACGGGATTAAAGTGGGCTGCTGCCGCAGGTGGCGGATCACTTACCAAGATAAGCACAGTAAATATGTCAGGAGTTTCGAGTCAAAATTTCGAGGGTGTATTTACTTCAACTTATACTTTTTACACAATCCTTATTGACAATGTTTACAATTCAGGAAGTCCGGGCGTAGATCTATTCTTCGAGTTTTTGTATAGCACTAACACTCGCCAAACATCTAATTACTATGGCGGTTTTTATGGTGCCAACGCAAACGGCACTTATGCATCAATAGCCAACTCAAATGTAGCTGCGGTTAATATTGGTCGCATGAATAGTGCTTCCGATAATTCTAATTTTTATGTGATAAATATGGGCGCGGTTGGTAATTCCAGCGTATGCCCAACAGGCACAGTTCAAACCTATTCGGTTGGAAATGGGCCATCATATGGAGGTGCTATTCACAATGAAACGGCGCGTGTTTATACTGGTTTTAGATTAGCACCGGCATCAAACCAAATTTCAGGAACAGTTTCAATCTATGGCTGGAGCAAATAAATGACAACTTTAGAAACAAAAATTGCTGAATTAAAAACCAAATATCCGACACTTACAAAAGGTGTCAATGAACATGTCATCGAATTAGATGCTGACGAATACGAAAATACTATAACTGCGTGGGCTGAGTACGAGTTAGAGCAAGTTGCAGCAGAGGCAGCTGTCAAGGTTGCAGAAGCAGCTAAAGAAGCTGCACAGGCTAAACTTGCTGCACTTGGTTTAACCACAGATGACTTAAAGGCACTCGGATTATAAGTGAAGGTCAAACTTTCTAAAGCTGCTATTCAATTAAGAGAGCAGATTGATGACTCGTTCCCAGATCGTGACCGCGCATCGGATGGTTGGATCGGTGATACCCGACACGCTGCTCGCAAGTCAGATCATAATCCAGATGAGCAGGGCTGGGTTCGTGCCATTGATGTGGACAAAGACTTATTCAAGGCTGGCAAGCCAGACATCATGGGAGATCTTGCTGATCAGCTTCGCACCTTGTCCAGATCCAAGAAAGACAAGCGTATTAGTTACATCATTTACGATGGACGAATCTGTTCCAGAATCCTTAATTGGAAATGGCGCAAGTACACAGGGGCTAACAAACACACTAAGCACATGCATGTTAGCTTTAAGAAAGAAGCTGACAATGATGGTGCTTTTTTTCAAGTATCTATGTTAGGTGGAGAATAATGAAGAACATGAAAAACCCTGTCATCCTTGCCGGTGGAGCATTCCTAGCAGCATGGGCATCAAGCAACTTTGACCTTGACTACCGCGCAATCCTTTGGGCTGTACTGTCTGGAGTATTCGGATACGCGAGCCCTAAAAAGTGAGCCAGACAGATTTCTTTCAGCTTTACATCGCCACATTAGTAACACTTGGTGGCTTGTCGGGCTTTGTAATTACCCATTTACTAGCTGAGATTAAGCGACTGCATTCGCGTGTCGATGAGATCTATAACATACTCCTAGAGCGATAATTCTGTCATGGCAAGAAAAGAGACAAGAGCACTAGAGGAACAAGGTTACTCAAAGCTCGATGCTTACTGCATTGGATTGCATGAGTATTACAAGTCTTTACGCAAAGCGGGATTTTCAGAGGGCATCACTTTATTTATGATTACAGATGTTCCCTCTTATCCGCGTTGGATCTTGCCTGATCCAGTCGAGCCAGAGAAGTTCGGCGATTACGAAGATGAGGATGATGACTAAACGCAGATACCTGGTGATCTCGGATCTACAGATTCCATATCACCATGAGCAAGCAGTTAAAAATCTTATCAAGTTAGTAAAGCGTGAGAAGTTCGACTTAGTTCTCAATACAGGCGATGAGCTAGATATGCAGAGCCAATCGAAGTGGGCTAAAGGCACACATCTGGAATATGAAGGGCAGCTAGATTATGATCGAAGTCTCGCTCAGAACATCCTCTGGGATCTCGGCACTACCGACATCACTCGATCCAACCACACCGATCGTCTATACCACACTCTCGTTAGAGGAGCTCCTAGTCTCATCGGACTTCCAGAGCTCGAGTATTCCCGCTTTATGGGTTTCTCCGACATGGGGATTCGTTTTCATAAAAAGCCATTCGAGTTCCATAAAGGCTGGGTCTTAGTCCACGGAGACGAAGGATCGATGAACTCCAATGCTGGACTTACAGCTCTTGGCTTGGCTAAGAAGTTCGGCAAGTCTGTAGTCTGCGGACACACTCACAGGGCTGGCATCAGTGCCTATACAGAGGGCTTAGGAAGCCAATACAGGACTCTTTGGGGCTTAGAAGCAGGAAATGTCATGGACAAGAAGAAAGCCTCTTATCTCAAGGCTGGGAGTGCTAATTGGCAGATGTCCGTGGCAGTCATTGAGACACATGGAGATCGAGTAAGCCCATTCCTAGTGCCTATTAACAAGGATGGATCTTTCACACTTTACGGCAAGTTATACGCCTAAATCGTTATCAATCCGTTACCTAAATGTACTGGATTCGTCTGACATTTATGTCACACTAACTCTGTAAGCCAGTCAAGG